CATTTAGTTCAACCCATGCGTATCCGGCACTTTCTCCGTTTGTGTTAGGAATGAATTCTTCATACACTGTAATAACATATGTATGATATGTAAACTTTTTATCTTCACTTAAAAATGTATGTATAGGATAAACTTTTTCTAAACTTGGCAGTTTACCCATTTCTTCTTCACATTCACGTAACAATGTTTCTACTGGACGTTCATTGTGTTCACTTTTACCTCCCCAAAAACTCCAAGTAAGAGGATGTGAAACTTCCTTGCTACGTTGTTGTAGCATTATGCGTCCTGTATTAAGTGCTAAAAAGCAGCAACCGCTTGCTGTTATCATAAGTAAATTCGCCAGTATCCTGGGTTGTATGTTCCTTCAAATGCGTTGACCCACTGTGAGCCAGTCCATTTGAGTTTGTCCTGAGTTGTTATATTTGTTGTAAATTGTTCAGCAGTTATAACATCACTGTCAAATGTAATGTTCCACTGTCCAGTAGAACTGTCATACTGAATAATATCGTTTGCTTTTGCTGAACTGCTTGCCCATCCGCTTCCGCTTGGAATATCTGCTAGTAGCAAATATCTATCTCCATTAGCAGCGGCAGTTAATGTTCCGTCTCCTGGATAGTTGAATGTAGGATCGATTACTGCATCAACTGCATCTTCTGTGTTTGCAGGTAATGTATCAGTATCTAATACAACTTTAAGTATATTTGGATCTGTAGTTTTGTAAATAGTGCCAATAATATCTTTACTTGTGTCTCCTGGATCAGCAGTTTGCTTTAATCTAATTTGTGTAATACCATCACGTAGTTCGCCGTATGGAAGTAGTTCTTGTTGCCAGTCTAATATACCTCCGTTGTCGTCTGTGTTGCTTGTGTTACGATGTCTAAGGCTAGCAGTAGCATTTCCACTGTCATCTACTTCGAATTTCATTTTAAAGTTTTCAAGTGTTACAACTGCATAACTTGTAAAGATTGGAGTATAACTTCCTCCAGCACGTAAACTATCCAAGTCTTGATCTGTAACTTCATCTATGTTATCAATAATAGTATGAATAACTGTGTTACGCATAACTTTTGCAGGTGGGTTAATTAGTACTGGCATTTCAAATGTTAAACTACTAATATCAATGATATCATCTACGCCACCTGGAATACTACGTATGCTCCACGTACTACTTAACAGTTCAACATAACTTAAACTACTCCAGTCTAGTGGGTTGTTTGTTGTGTGAATGTTAAGTGTTGGATTAAACAATACAAGTATTTGTTCTAACAATTGTAATTTTTGTTCTGTATTACTTGTCCACAAATCGCACTGCATTGTAAGTATGTATGGAACAGGTTGGTGTCTTTTGATAGTGTACACATTACCTATTTCATTTTCGTAGTTACTTGTTTCTTCGTTATACTTTTTTTCGTACACAGGTACGTTTTCTTCGAACTGTGGATATGTTCTGTTTTGTGGAGCAAGTTCTAGTCCAGTAACATAGCAACTGATAAACGGAACACTGTTAAGCATATTTTCACTGTTTTCTTTTACAATGTGTGCTGCCATACGATTCACATCACCGTAACGTACTGGAACAGTTTGATACTTGGTATTACCGTTTTGATCTGTACTCATAGCAATTTGAAATCCAGCAAAGATTCTAATAAATTGCTGAATGTATCTGCGTAATTGTCTATCGTAAAAGTACGGTACTGCAGTTATTTTAGTGTTACCAGTGGCCATCTATAATCCTATCTACTTGTATTTATTTTTATGCAGCATTGCCTGATAGCCCGGACCCGCCTTGATTATTTGTTCCTGCTACTAAACTACCAAAACTCGTAGCAGTTCCTGGCGTGTCGTAACTTACATATTGTAAAGCAGTACTACCAGAACTACCATCATATCCGCCGCCAAATACTGCTCTTGTTTCATTTGAACATGCAGATACTCCTCGTAAAGCAGAAGATAAATCACCAAAGTCGGTTGCATTAGTGTCTGTTGCAATAGTTATATAATCTATAGTGCTTACTGAGCCGAAATTTTCGCCGCCTGCAAATAGTCCTCGTGTCCCATTACTTGTCCCAGTTAGTTTTCTTCTAGCTTCTGTTAAATCGCCTAAGTATGCAGCACCACCGGTAGTTTGAATAGTGAATTTCTCCATTTCAATTCGACGAGTATATGAAGTAGTGTAGTAACCGCCTGCCTTAATACCATATGTGTTATCTCCTACGCCTGCTGTTTGTGATACAGCATACGTAAGATTTCCAAAATCGTATCCCTGATATGAAGCAATAGACATTGAAATATATTGCATAATATTACTATAATCATCAAAATTCTCAGGTCCTCCAAAAATTACACCTCTGTCGCCGTCGCAAACTCCAGCACTATATGCAGTTGATTCTAGTAAAGTAGTCCACATGTATGCATTACCTAAACTAGATATTGTAACCCAATATGTAGCATTGTAACCACCGCCGGTTTCTGTAGCTGTGGTCCCGCCTGCCCACATGCCACGTATTGCATTAGATAAAGATGCTGAATAACCTGAGCCTGGATATCTTGTTCCAAAGTCAGCTGCATTGCCCAATGTTGTTATATCAAAATATTGTATTTTATAATCATATGTAGCGTTTATTGCACCAGCAATAAGTCCACGATCACCTATAGCTTTATATGTGTATGCTCCTGTTGACACTGGATAAGTTGAACTATAAATGTAGAGTGCACCGCTATCAGTAGTAGATGCAGTATCTTCACCCCAAGCGCCAACTGCTGCAGTTCCATCATCTAAAATAGCGACTGTAGATCCAAATCTATCACCGTCGGGTCCGTTGTATGTATTTGGATTACTTAACGTTGTTATATAATCGCCACTGTTAATATTATAAATGTATGCACCACCATTATTCGTACCATCTAAGTCTCTTGTACCTGCAATTAAGAAGTTGTCTGATCCATCTACAGTATCGCCAAAATAATCATTTATGCCGCCAAATGGACGATTTTCCAGAGTATAAAGATGTGTACCGTCTCGGAGATTAAATACATCAACTTTACCAGCATTTGTATTTGTTCCACTGTCGTCGACTGTTGATGCTTGGTTAGCACCTACAATCAAATGTTTATTTGTTAATGATATATCCCAACCAAACTGGTCATTTGCATTATATGTTGCATTTGACCCGGGGTTATCAATAGTGTGTAATAATGCACCTGTATCAAGTCTATAAAGATACGCTTTACCTCCAGTATTTGTAGCACTGATATCATACGATTCTAATGGTGCTCCAACGGCAGCATAGTGTTGATTTATACTAACAGAAAAACCAAACCAATCTTGTGTGCCTGGCTCGCTATCTGGGTTAGTAAGTGTATATGCAACTGATCCATCACTCATGTCAAATATATATGCTGCACCTGTTTCTTGACCAAATGTGCCTGAATCTTCGAAGTAAGCACCAACTATTGCATAATTGTCAGTTATAGCAACTGAATTTCCGAAATGGTCGCTTTCTTCTGTTCCGTATGTATTTGGATTGTTTAGTGTATATTTAAGAGATCCATCGCTTAAATTAAATACATATGCTTTACCTGAACTATTGCCACCTGAAGAATCTTCAAAAATAGCACCTACAATTAAATAACTGTCAGACAACCCAACCGAATAACCAAAGAAATCGTTAGTAGTTGTATTATACGCATTTGGATTTGTAAATGTTCTTTCTAGTGCACCTGTACTAGTATTATATAAGTAGACTTCGCCTGAGCTTGCGTTTGCACCATCATCTTTGTTGTAAGAAGCAACAACAGTGTATGTGCTATTCATTCCTTTAGATGCTTTGTTTCCTCCTAGTCTGTCGGTTGTAGCCAATCCAGGTGTTTGAATTGTGTGATCTAAACTAATCCAAGGAACTTCACCTATGGAAATTAAGTTAGATGATACAAGTGGAAATAAATCGTTATAAACATTTTGATTTCTAGCAGTTCTGAGATTAAATCTTTCATTTTGGCTAGTTTCGTCGAGTATATCAGTTGCTATGTTAACGGTGATAGTGGTCGTTCCATTGGAAAAAGTTGCTGTTCCGCTGCGAGTTGCTGGATCGAAATCTTCTATTTCGGTGCTTGTATATGGATCAATTTCCCAATATATTGTCGAACCGTCCGGTATATCAGGTGCTGAAACTGTAAACACAACAGTGCTGCCTTCGTCTACTGAATTAGACTGAGTATCATTTGTAATTGAATAGCTATAAAACGCACGAGTACCACTATAGTCAATGTCACTTACATCCCAACGATATATTGGACTAGTATTTAACCCGCCAGCAGATGTATGTAAGATATCTGTAATATACAAATTGTTGTTTGCAAATGCAGTTGGGAATGTTCCTCTTGAACTTGCTCCTAATATATTACTGCTATCGTCTGTATATGCATCACTGATATCTTGTTCCCACGAGTCTTTAGATAATGTACTAATATCCCATGCTGTTCCTAATGTCCACGTTGTAATACCTACTATAAATCCTGACTTACTAAAGATTCCAAATAATTTTGTACCGTCATCATTGAATTCAATCCTATTAGGAACAAATGACTCTCCGCTTTGTAGTTGGTTAAGCGGGTCCGTTCCATCAATAAATTTGTGCCATGTTCTTGTTCCTGCAGATGCTAAATCGTATGGCGTACTTAACGGATATTCTAATAAATGATCTGGAGCTGTTGCATTACTGTCCGCTGTGAAGATGAATAATTTTGTACCGTTATCATTAAACCAAAAACTAAACGGAAAATGATCTGATGTGCCCATCCCTGCGGTTTGTTCACCGGCTGTAGTACTAGCAATAGAAAATGTTTGGGTAGGTGTCCAGTCTGTGATACTGCTTAAATCCCAAGGACTCGGCAGTGCAAATTTATATATTTCTCTTGCCCAATATGTTTGAGACGTTGCCCAATTTTCATACATTACATAAAGTGTTAACCCGTCATTGCTTATCCAAAAGTCTCTCGGCGCTTCTGTATTTGGTATGTAAGGTGTACTTACAAAATTAGATGGCTCAAAAATAGATGTAGCAGTAGTAGAAGATGAAATATCATAAGGTGTATTTAATGTTGCTATACGCATGTCACGGTGACTAGTACCGTCATTATAACTACCACTATATGCTACTTTACTTCCATTGTCTAAAATTCTAATATTACCAGAATAATAGTCATATTCAACACTAGAATCGGATGTGTCGATGTACGCTCTTGCGGTCATAGTTGCTTCTGTTTTTGGAGCATTTATAGTGCCAACAACAGAAGAATCAAAATAAGTAAACGATCTGCCAGGCCCTGCATCTGAATTACCATGTATTATTAAATAATTATCAGCTACTCTGAGACTAAAAGGATACGTTATATCATAATCTGTTGTAATATATGTATCGACAACTGTTGCAGTAGTTAAATCATATGGAGTTGATAATTCTAATTTCCAAATTTTATCGTCTATAACTTGAGATTGTACAATAAACGCAATAGTTCCTGTTTTATTAAAGTCTATGCCCCAAAGTCTGGCGCTTTCACCGACCAGTGATGTAGAATTGAATGTTGTTTTAGTGGCCCCAACTAAAGAATATGGAGTAGAAGCTGTTATTTCTACTATACCAGAACTGTCGATGGCTGCAAACAATTTAGTTCCGTCGTTGTTCCATGTAAGATTTCTTGTATAACTAGTAGAATTAATATAAGTATTTGGTGATGTAGACATAGTTGATATATCGTACGGTGTTGATACATTAAATTCGACAATTCTAGGACGATCTGTTTCTCCACTTTGCATTTCTGCACCTACGTAAATTTTTGTTCCGTCGTTATTCCACGTTGTACCTCCGGTATCTGATAACCCAGGATAACTAGCAAGTTTTCTTGTAGTGTAAGTAGCAGTTGCAAGATCGTATGGAGTACTTAAACTGTATTCTGAGATTGAAAAAGAAGTTGATCCGGAAATTTCCATATCATCTAAGTATGCTTTTGTTCCGTCATTGTTAAATGAAACACCGTTTGAATAGTATCCAGTAATGCTATGTAATGACGCTTCAGTAACAACTTGATATGCAGTTGCAGAATTTGCGATCGAAAGTACTGCACGTATATAAAAACTTCCGTTTAATGCACTAATAATTGGCATATTGTTTCCTTATGAATATGATGCTAAGTTACCTAAAACTGTATAACTAGATCCATTATAAATTATAGAGAATGTCACAACATCAGTACCACTTGCTGTTCCGCTCGGTGCACTTCCGCCTTGCCATAAAATTGTTTGTGCTGTGCCTCCAATTTCTACTGCAGTTGGAATATATGCTGTAGCACCTTGTGTTAGTACAAGTGTTAGTGCAGTAGTTTGATTAGCAACTAATGATAAATTAGTAAAGTTTGCTGTAAAGTCTGCAGCAATACTACTGTGTGTAAAAATATGACTGTTACTTGTGTCATGGACAACAGTACCGGTAGCACCAGTAAGTGCAGTACTAGTTTCAATTACTCCATCTATTACAATAGGTTTATCAAATGTTTGTTCTAGTTCGTCCCAAATCGGAGCACCAGCAGCTATAAGTGTACCGTTTGTATTATTAGCTCTATAACCACTAGTAAATTTTAGAGATTTAACTCGTTGTGTTGCCCAATCTGTTCCGTTATTACTATAAGAACTTGGTGCATTTGGATATAGAATTACTTCAGTATCGTCTTCTAATATATAACTGTGAATTTCGACTGCGTCAAAACTAGGATGGCTATACGAAACCAGCCAAAGAGGAGTTGTAAAAACCACTTCCACTCCATTCGAACTATATAATCCGTAACCAAAAAAGATAGTTCCGGATGTTGTTGAAGGGAATACTATACTTGGCCCGCCACCTCCGATAGATGCAACTTGTGTATCAAGTACAGCACCGGTAGTTGGATTTTGTATACTTTTACTCCATGTAGCAGTGTCGGGATTAAACCATAATTCATTTAATGAATCTGTATTTGGAGTTGTTGTTTCAATTTGTACTTGGTCGTATGTAGTACTAAATGCACCGCTAGTACCACTTGACGCTGCAACCCATGCGTAGTCTGATCCATCCCAACTTAGTACTTGATTACTAGTTGCAGCACTTGTGTTTAAGTGTGTATCAACTGAACTGTCTGAATATCCTGCATTTGATCCCGGAATAAACGTACTACTTGCATTATCCCAAACGAGAACTTGTCCGTCTGTTGGTGCAACACTAGTAATATCTACATCACTGAGTGCGTCTATACTTACAGTTGATAATGTTGCAGGACTAAGATTACCAAATGACAAATTTCCAGCGCCGTCTGTTATTAATAACTGTCCAGCTGTTCCATCAACACTCGGATATGTTAGTGTTGCTATTTCAATTGGATCATGTGATACACCATTCCAACTACTGCCGTCCCACGTCCATACAGTACTACCTACTGTATGTGTATCATTAACATTTGGGTTACTTGGAAAATTAATTGCCATTTATTTTATCCTTTATACTCCTGGGCCGCCGTGCGATAGTACCCACGCAACTCCGTTCCATATACAACTGTAAAGTGTTTGGTTAGCATCGCCTAATCTCCAAACAATAGGAGCTGGACCTGTTGCAGTATTTCCGCCGTCCATATAAATTGCACTGTTTACGTTAATATCAACAGATCCTGTTCCTACTACTCTCCAAAACTCTAATTTTTGTCCCATGTATGTACCATCTGGAAGTACTGCAGTAGTTCCGTTTGTTACAAAGTGATTTGTTTTTGTAATATCGATTGTACCTGCATCTACTACATCTTCTGAACTTGTACTTTTTAGTGCACTACCGTTAAATGTAATATCTGTACCAGTTCTGCCTACACTATATTCTACAATGTTTAGTGGATCTGTTGTGTCTGTAAATTTTAAACTGTTGTCACTTAGGTACAAATGTCTGATTTTGTATTCAGCACTGCCTAAATCATATGAAGCATTTGTATCTGGAATAATACTTGTGTCTAAGTTGCCGTTTAAGTATGTTGCAACATCGGTATCACTGTATGTTCCGCCTGCACCTGTTTGATCCGCAACCCATGCATAGTCTGCTCCATCCCAACTTAGTATTTGATTAGCAGTTGCAGTACTAGTGTTAAGGTGTGTATCGACATCAGCATCAGTGTAAGCAGTACCACCTGTTACAGTAGTAAATGTAAAGCTACCTGCACCATCTGTTGTTAATACTTGACCATTTGTTCCGTCAACGATTCCTAAATCTGTTAATGCACTTGGTATAGTTGGTTTATTGGTTAAACTGTTATAATCACCGTCAAATGTACTAAACGAACTTAAATCCGGCGGAGTATAATCAAATACACCAGTTGTGTTATCGTATGTAAGTGTTCCGCTGCCTGCGGCTGCAAGACTTGTAACACTGATATCTGTAAGTGCAATACCGCCAGCACCACCGCCTAGTCCGCTTAGGTCAACAGTGTTACCACTACTAATGCTTAAATCTGTTCCGACTAGTGTTAGTGTTTGACTATCACTGTCTGGTGCAGTTTCTAATGTACTAACACGGGTGTCTAGGTCAGTGAAGTTACCATCGAGTTCTGCATGTGTTAGTGCACTACCTTTAGTTAATCTTTTAACAATCGCCATTTTCTTTTCCTTTAATCTTTAGCTGTCCTCGACATACCCTTCGCTATAATAACCAGCAATTGCATAAGCAGAACTTGGGTCGTATTCGACTTCGTTATCTGGTTTAGGTGTAATTACCTGGCTTATAGGTTGTCTTTCGTTAAATTCTTGATCTGAAACAACAGTTGTGTTGTTATTATTAATATAATCACTTGCGTTATATGTAATGTCTGTCCAAGTACGATCTGTCAAGTTATCGTATACTCTGTGCCATTTGTTTCCTCTGCGAACAAACATTCTATTAGGTTTGAAGTCTGTACGTATAAAGTAATCTCCGTTTGCAGGACTACTTGGAAACTCTGTACCTGTTGCAATTGGTTCACCGTGATTATATGTAATGTCTTTGTTTACAATACCGCCGCTTGTTGCATAATCATAACCAAATAGATGATCTCTGTCTGTTGTACCATCTGGATCTTGTGCTTCAGCACTAGCAACAACTGCGTCATTGATTTTGTATTCTGTGATGTATGTACTGATATCGTCTTTAAGACTGCCGTCGCCTTTTGCATCTCCAAGTATATCGTTGTATTCTTGACTGTCTGTTAGTGGACTTAGTTTTACTCTCCAAATATGTGGATACCATGTAGGTGAAAAACCTTCAGCACCTCTGTTAGCATCGCTGATAACATAATATTTGTTGATTGCTTTTTTATCTGCATTAAGTAATAAGTCGTCACGTAAGTGTGGTAACTCTAACACATCACCTGCTAATAGTTTTCTACCAAGTATTTCTACCATTTCGTTCATGTGAAATGACATATATAACATATCATTGCTTAAAAATAAACCGAACTGTGTAAGTTCAAAGTCATTGTCAGTTACGTTATAAATGCCACGTAGTTCGTAAATGTCTGAATCGTACTTGCGGTCTCTGTTTTCCATAAACAGCAAGTCTTGTATTTTTGTTTCGTTGATAATACCGTCAATGTTGATAAATTCTCCACTTAGTGGATCAATTTCTCTACCATCTATGTAGTCTGGTGTACTTGGATCTCCGTCAGTTGGAACAACAGCAGGCCCTACATACTTGTGTACATGTACACCTGTACCACCTACCCAGAATTGTTCACGAATCTGACGATCCATAAAGTTATAATCATTGGTTTTTGTCGGTTTATATAAACTTAATCTTGGCATAGCACTTATATTTATCGGTTGACAGCATATATAATGATGCTATTATAAGTAA